CATAATTCTTCTTTGCATAAGCCGGGAGATTCTTAAGATAATGTAATAGAATCCTCGCAGTATACCAAGTGTCTTTCGCATTATACCCCCAATAAGCTTGTATGTCTTTCTGTTTAGAAGCTGCCTCTGCCTCTGGTTTCCATTGCATATAATCACATAAAGTAAGGGAAGCAACGAAGTCTAAGGATTTAGGCAGAGAAGAATATTCAGAGTGTGCCATTGCCATTGTATCGAGAGTCCAGTGGATAGGCTCAGCATGGTAAACAATAGAGTGAAGACAGTCATATAGTCCATTGTGCATTACCTTAGGAATATCTAAGAAATTTACAAGACGAATGAATGCTATCGCTGTTCCATATTCTTTTGCGGATAGATAATGATTATGTCCAAAGTCTATAAGAGGAACCACAAAGGTCTTGAGCGAATAATCTGCGAAGATAGCAGTATAAGATACACAAGAAATAAGAGTATCTCCCCCATAATATGGTTCTTTCTCTTCTTCTTTGTTGATTGTAATTGTCTCGATGTCATAACTAATTACCTCAGCTTTCTGTAGGATATGATAGGCAGCTACAAAGTCTTCGTCTCTTTCTATAACATCAAAAGAGAATGGAGTCTTGTAGCATTTGTTAAGGGTTGAGAACTTATCTAAGTCTTTTTCTAGTAACCATGCACCATGATCTACACTTGTTGTATGGGACAAGGAATTACAGACTATAGTTGGGACAGAGAAATTCAATAAGCTTCCACGGTAAAGGTCTAAGGAAGGCCTCACACCTGGGACACACTGAAATAATGTCTGGGTGTTACATAATAAGATGGCCGAGCAACCCGAACTCTTAGCCTTCTCTACTAACTCCCCCGCACTAAGGGATTGATTAGAAGCTATGGCTTGGAGATTCCTATTCCTAAGATGATACTGTAGAATTGGAAGATGCGCCTGATCTTCTTTCTGGTAATTAACAAGGATTCTCATTCTTCCAACTCCCTAATATCTTTCTTAGTTATAAGAATAGCAACATAATCCTCATTAAACTCAAATATTTCAGGTTTAATATATAATCCTAATCGTGCGGGATTTATTACTATAACTTCATTGACTGGTATTAAGGGACTATCAATAATGTTAACAATGAATCCGGGTAATTGTACTTGTTTCATTTCTTCTTCCTCTCTTCCATTCTTTTTCTTTGTACTGTTTGTAGAGATACATAAGCTTTACCCATGAATTCTACAGCTCTACCTACCTGTCTTATGAACTGAGCATATTCTTCCTCTTGAAAGGAGTTATATCCTATATGTTTAAGATTTCCTATAGCTCCTGCAAGAATAAATAGAATCCAATTCTCGGCCTGTGCTAGTTTTCTTAGGTCATTGATTTTCATATTAGTTTCCATAGTGAACAAAGTTTATCTTTACCTCTCGTTGCATCTCTTACCTTTACTACTACCTTCTCATCTTCTAACTTTCCAACCCACATCCTGACTGTACTCTTATCGAGTTTTACTATCTCTTGAATCTGAGCAAAGGTACAAGCTTTTCCTATTTGCTTCATAGCATTTAAAACAAGAGGTCTATTCTTTCCATAGTCAGGAGAACCTTTGGGAGGAATAGGAGTATAACTCTTGGCCTTCTTATCTTCTTCTTCCTCATCCCCATGATATACTTTCCTCTTATTCTTCTTAAGGACTTCAAAGGGGATAGGCTTTAGGAATGATAAGAAGCTAAGATCATAAAGACTCTCTATTACTTTCTCTGGTACTTCTACTTGTTCCATTTTCTTTTCCTTTCTGTGGTTAAAAACTGTAAGGCACTATCCTCTTTTGAAAGACAATGCCTTATGTTTTTACTCTCTTATGGAGAGATTAGGAAACAGCTGGGGGGATTACTCGAAGATTTATATTCTCGTATTCCGTACCATCTTCTCCTTTTGTTTTACGAACAGTAAGTCGTGCATTAAATACGCAACCCTTTACAGAGCTCATCATATCAGCAAGAGTAACACCAGCTACATCACTTACATTCATAGCCTGAATAATACGCTTCTTGAAGTATGATAAGCCTTCTTCTGTAGCCTGATACTGCTCACTAAACAAAGAACCATCAGGAACAGGAGGCTCTTTAACACTAACTGAGAGAGTAGATACAACTTCGTAGATGATCTTAAGACGCTGCTTCTGTACTTCAGGCTCCTTCTTAGTGAAGTACTTATCCACCTTAGCTTCTGTAACTCGAAGAGTATACTCACCGGGAGGAGGAACGTTAAAGTCAGGAGCATCAGGAATATTATCCAGAGTCTCGGTCATTATTGCATCCAAATCAAGTACAGTCTTTTCGCTCATTTTGTTTCTCCTAAGAATTAAATAAAAGATAATGCGTTTTTGTTTCTCTCTTTACTTGGTTGTGTATTTATGTTTCCTCTTTGAGTATACCTCCTTCTATTAAAATGCCTCTCATACTGAGATCCTTACTGTTCTCAATCTTAACATTAACTCTGCTTCCTGTTATATGATTAGCTTTGTAAGTACTAGAACTTCCTGCGACGTGCTTTCCTAACTTTAGTTCTGTATATACTACAGTTCCAAAGTACTTTGCTACCTTACTACAGAAAGTCTTACTACCCATGAGTGGGAGAATCTTATCTCTCTTAACTCCATTAACTTCTTCCTCGACTATCATCTCATGCGTTATTACTACGAAGTTAGTGAAAGTAGCTTGCTGAATTACTGAGAGTATATCTCCTAACCACTTACTACTTAGTCCATACTCATCCCAGCCTGGCTTAAAGTCTAAGCTCTTACCTATACAAGCTAATGCAATGCTACTATCTCCAAGTTGAGACCCAGAATCAATTACTACTAGATCATTGTGAGTAGCTTTCCTGAGATTAAAAACTGTAAATTCCTCTGGCTTAGTCTTAGCACAATCTACACATCCGACTTTGCCATGCTCATAACAGATCTTAATATCTTCCCTTGCAGAAAACATCTTAAGGATAGTCTCACAGCCACGCGGGGTCTCTCTTGTGTCTGCAATCCTATAGAGTTCTACCTTTTCTAATTCCTCAGGAGTAAGACCCATATGTAGAAGAGTCTCTACTCCATTCTCAAGATCAATCCAGTATATCTTTTTAATCTCCTTGAGTTTAGCAGCAGTTCCCACAAGACGAGTCTTGCCAGTCTTAGGTGGACCATAGAGAAGAATAGAGTGATTAGGCCTCTGTATATTAGAAGCCTTCAAGAGTTCACTTAACTTCATGATTATCTTTCATGCACTCAGGATTCTGTTTAAGCTCTTGTCCTCGAATAAAGAAATCCTCTGGATTATGAATTCCTACTCCTGATTTTACTGCAATCTCTTCCTTAACAACAGGAGCTTTGAAGTCTCTACCATAGGTAAGAATAGGCTGCAATGGAAGAAGTTTATCTGCTAGAGCATTTGCTATCTTCTCTAACTTAAATTTCTCAAGATAAACTCCATCTATCTCTTTAAGCATCTCATAGATTAGAGCTGCATTCTCTGAGTCAAAGAGTTTATCATCTTCTGTAATGTATTTAATTTTGATTGCCATTTTGTTTCTTTCTTTTTCTATTAAAAATAAATTAGTCTGTGAGTGTTTGTGTAACTAAATGAATATATCCTTCTATGTCTACCCAAGAATCTTTATAGTCTGGGTCTCCATTTAGGATTCTTCCTATCTTATGAGCTGTCATTTCTAGAGCTTCTTTTTGAGCAAAAGATAGAAGATGCCAGTTCTTAGAGATTCTCATCTCAGCTTTTATTCTCTGAGTAACAGAAGCGTGTCCATCAAAGTCTCCATAACGAGAGCCTCTTTCTGAGAGAGTAGTCTCTATGTTATGCTCTTTCTTATTAAAAGGAATTCTGAAGCGAACATTTTGTTGTTCTATTTCTTTTCTTGTTCTTAGCATAGCTTCTCCTAGAGTTTCTCCCTCTTTTTGAATTACTTCCCTAGCTTCTCCTACTTTTACTTCTTTATCTTTACGCATTTCATTTCTCCTATCTACTAAATTAAAAGTTAAAATTAAAAGGGAATATCATCATCCATATCTTCCCAGCTTGTGCTACTTGTCTTAGCCTCTTTATATGGCTTGATAACTGGCTTAGGTGTAAGAGTAGGAACAAAGTCTTTCTTATCTTTCTTATCTATCTCATTCATAGAAAAGAGGTTCAATATTACACTACTTCTCCTATTATCTTCCACATAGCATCCCGCTGGATTAAAACTTTTGTCTAATAGAAGTATAACCTTGCCCTTTCTAGGAAGTAAGAATCCAACTGGTTTCCAAACAGCAGCACCATCAGGGAATAATCCAGTGATAGCTACTACCTTTAGGCCTTCTTCTGGAATGTCTAGTTGCATTGTAGTTTTCCTATCCTATCTATGTGATCGACTATGACTTCATCGAGATTGTAAGTGAATTGGTACTCTATCTTATCCTCTTCCTCCGCTTTGTATTGATCTAAAGAGTGTAGGTTACAAGTCCCTAGATGCTTACATGGCTTCATATACTGCAAACACTTGCTGCCACGAAGAGGAAAGACATTATGCTCAAGCATCATCTTTAATCTTTCTACATCCATTCCTAAGGATATAAACCAGTTGAGACGATCTTGTAGAGTCTTAGGATAAGTAAGAGTATGTATCTTAGGAGTGAATCCATTCCCAGCTCCTAGTTGTCCTACTATGTATAGAACATCATACTCACTTTGAGATTCTCCTACTATCTTATCAAGGACAATACTGTAGCCTAAAGCTTGTCCTGAGTTCTGGTATAGCGGAGATAGGTCAAAGAGATTTAATCCTGTAGTCTTTACTTCTACTACTGCACTCCTGCCATTCCAATTATTCTGGACTACTATATCTATGTATCCCACAAAGTAGAATCTATCATCTATAGCAAGGCGAAAAGATAGTTCAGCAGCAGGCTTCGTACCCACGGATAGAACATGCCAATCCAGAAGTAGAGTATCAATATAAGGTATAGAAGCCAGAAGCATATTAACTGCCACTTCTTCAGTTCGCTTATTATCTTCTTCGACTGGATAGTAAGCCATATAAGTGTCATATATTGCCCTCTCTTTATCTTGATGAACAAAGTAACTTGCAACTCCTGCTCCGAAAGCTTTTCCTAAGACAGTAGCGGGATAATCCTGCTTTGTACTGTCAGAGACTAGGAGACGATCTAGTTGGAATTTTCTCTCACATACATTAAAAGTATCGAGAGCTGAATGACTAAGGCGTATCATTTTGATTTCCCTTCTATCTTATCTTTCTTAGCCTTATAGTTCTGGACTCTCAACTGTCGTATACTATGTTCTGAGAGAGCAGGTCTTTGTACTTTAAAGAGATTCCAAGAGCCTGCTTCACTCTCACTTCTTGTGAAGGGAATCTCTGTTCCATCAAATGTTATACACCAATTCTTAGGTTTGAACATTATCTTCTCCCACAAAGAGAATTGTGTAGTGATAAGTAGAAGGGAATTCTGAAGTCCTCAATACTTTCCGAATGGATAGAATCTCGAACTCGGCTGGGACTTTGTACTTATCTGCTAACCTAGACATACTCTTCATGAATCTACTAATGTCTGTAATTAGAGCTTTATGTTCTCTCTTTGTCTTTGTCTTAGCTAAGAGTTCAACAATCTGAGCCATGTGTCCAAATTCTGCTGGAGTATAACTTACTGTCTGTGCCATTTTGTTTCCTTTCTGTTTGTTTGTTTAATTGTTTATTTTCTTTGTATTAATCACAAAAATGTGGAATAGACTTCAAGATTCTAGAAGTAACTAAGGTAACATACTTATTACCTTCTTCATCTTCAAGAATAAGATCAACAGTAGAATTACCTGCTTCTGTTCCTTTCTTAACTACCACTACCTGTTTTAATACTACAGACTTGAAATTACTTTCAGAGTATACACATCCCTCATCTGCTGCTTCTTGTGAGTCTTTGTATATAGTAATAGTTATAGCCCTTGTTAATCCCATGATATTATCCTTTATTAAGAAAGTAAAAATTAGAATTCATCACTATTTAGAGCATCTGCGAGTTCTTCTGGACTCAATTTCTTCTTCTTTGTACTTTCCTTCTTTGTTGTGGCAGCAGAAGCAATGGCTTTACCAGTAATCTTAGTGATACTCTCAACTAAGAGACCAATATCTTCTGGCTTAAGAAGCTGACAGGCTTGTGCATTCTCCATTAAAGCTTTCTTAATGCTTCCCATCTCTGTCTTTAGATCATCCGGAGAGAAGGATTCTAATTGCTTAATACGAAGGGAGATTTCAGAAGCAATCTGTTCATTACTTTCAGTCATGTTTATATTCCTTTATGTTTAAAAGTTAAAGATTCTGATCTGGGATTCTGATTTTCTTGATCTTGACTACACTCTTTCTTCCTAGGGAAATAGTAAGATCAATGTATTCTTCTTGCAATCTCTTATCCTCACATGGATTTACTATGAAGGTGAAGATAGAAGAATCAGGAATGAGACCATCTGCTTTCATATTATAAGCTTGT